TTTCGCGAGTCGATGCATCGGTTCCTCCATAAACGAAAAAAACCTTTCTATCATCTTCAACTGCTTTTGAAATAGATTCATATAATATTTTCCCATGTTTTTCTACAAATTGAAATAACAAAAGAGTATTACCATTAAGTGATAATGTAAGATTCTGAATGAACTTATTACGTTTTGGATTGCTTACGATGAAGTCCATCTCATCCTGATACTTCATCTTACTTACAAGTTTCTTATCTTCATCAGAGTGTTTCAGTACAAGGCACTTGATTCTAAAGTTAGCAAGATGGTCCTGCTCAATCAACTCTTTTGTTTTGACAAACTGTTTAACCTTACCAAACAATCCTTCAAGAACTAACTTGTGAGTTTGTGTACCATCAAGTGTACCAGTAAATCCAAATCGATACTTACATCCAATCAATTTTGTCATAATAGAAGTAAGTGACTTTGCTTTAAATAGATGGCACTCATCACCAATGACAACTTCATATTGAGCAAAATAATCTTTGCGAAGTTTATACAGTGACTGCCATGTAGAAATAACAATCGGACAATCTGATTGTTTTTCTTGACCAGACATAACAATGTGAATATCATCTTCGTGCATTCCGTATTCAATAAAATCAGAACGCATTTGATAGACAAGTGATGTAGTTGGTACAATGATTAGAGTTTTTGATTTATAGTATTGAACAAGAAGCCAGATAATAAATGACTTACCAGAAGCCGTAGGTGATACAAGTAGACCACGATTATTACGAACGAGATGAGTGAAACTATCAACCTGATAATCTCTTGCCTCAAACTTTGTATTGAGACTATCGATGAATTCATTTGCTTCTTTTAAAGAAAAACTATTCTGTACTTCTACATTTTCAGCAAGTTCAATTTCATAGTCACGTTCATTTGCAAAATGTTCAACATAAGGTAATAGACCAAGATATAGTTCTTTTTTACCAGAGTCGAATAAATATATTTTGCCTGACCACATACGATTACGATACGTTGGCATAAACTTATAACCAGGTACGTAAAATGAAAAGAATTCCGATAATTCCTGACGAATGGAATTATCAGATTCAATTTTCATATAGACTTCGTTCACTTTAGTAATAATCAATTTATCCGACTCTATATTATTTTCTGGCAGAAACTGTGGTGGGAATGTCATTTTTTCTCATTCTTGTTCTTCCCCATCCTCTATCACTACTCAACCAAGGCTTTACTCGTTTAACTCTCTCTGATCTATTTTTCGAATCTCGTAAAGCTGCTTGACGTATTTTTTCTTTCACTTCAGGGCGTTTTGTTGGATTCTTATCACCTAGCATGCCTCCTCCGGCATGATTTCTATGATCCATCCTACCTTCATCCCAAGCCTTTTTTATTGCTAGTCCTCTTTTTTCACGATCAGCTCTGGAACCAAACTCTTTTTGTTTTTCTGGATCATTAAAAACACAATTACTTCTACCTTTCCTCCATCCTTCTGGTATTGGATCTTCTCTTTCGACAAATCTATTTATTTCGCCATTTGTGATCCATTTTTTTGGACCAGCATTGTGGACCGGAGCAATTCCTGGTACTCCGATTTGGATATTCTCGGATAATTTTTGATCGGAAATTTCTGGAATGCGACATTCTTCTAAGTCGAATATACGTTCCATATTCTCTTGTAATATATAAGTATACATGCTGATACCTCCGTATTAGGTGTTAGAGTCAGTGGATGCGCCAACATCGCGACTGACATTATTATTTATAATGTCCTGAACTTTACGATGAATAATATTTTCATCATAAATTCCATGAGAAGATAATATCTCCTTTACTGTTTCATATATTTCCCAATAACGTTTATTGTCCATTCGTAAACTGTAAAAATTTTATAGAATTTGAAATCACAAACCCACGAGTGTTAATACTTTTTAGAATCTCTTCAAGCACATCTACCATTTCTTGTTGATATGCTATCTTTGTATTTATTTGTACCATATCCTCGTCACTTTCAACGTAATATGATACCTCTTGTTTTAATCTTTTATGGGGATATGGTTCACGACCAATCTCTGCTAAATCTTCAGGATTGTTTAGATCACCACGATAGTAATCCATTAGCCGTTGATGCAAATGTTTCTGCTTCATCTTCAAAGCACGGAGTTTTAATCTCTCTTCTGAGAAATATCGTAAATACTTACTATGAAGAAGTGGAATGTTTAAACTTTCACGAGATAGTTCAGTTTCATCAATCTTACTATCTTCTTGCCACATAGATATAATACCATCAATCTTCATTAATATACCTTTCAAATGATTAAAACTATTCATAAAAGCGCTACAAGCACTATTATAACGTAGTTTTTAAAAATGTCAATAGATTTTATAGATTTTCTACAGTGAACTGACGATATCGGAAAACCACTTCGGCTTCTAGATATTCAACATCAGATTGTGTAACATCAAACGAAAGTGGTGATAATGATAGAGGGAACATATCTTCAAAAGCGATACGAATCTTTGGATTGTTATTAGAAGAAAGAATCAAAATCGATCCATCAGAATAAACACCAGTACCCTGTTTTAGATCACGATATTGTTTTAGATCGTTTGGATGACCAATACCAACAAGCCAGTCATGAATCTCAAGATAGTTAGTCATATTCTCATCAACACGAAATCTTAACATAAATGGTTCGTATGTGATTCTATCACCTGGTCGTGGAATCTGTGCTAATGGATTTGGTTGTAAAATCTCTTGAACAGAGATAGTTGGCAGTGTAGCAGACTGACAAAAGTATTCTACATTAGGAGCACGATTTAACTGAAATCGAAATCCTAATGGTGATAAGAAATTGATATTCTGTGTAAGAGGTGACTCTTCTAAAATATTCACACCAGTTTTTGGAATCAATGCCATGTCGTATCCTTTATCAAATCTGCAAATCTATAATCATTCTTCTCGCCATAACTTACATTAACTTCTTTGATTACTGCTTCAATATTATTTTTCCAATAATTTAAAAAGTTATGAACCTTTGGCAACTCAGGCGTAATATCTTTCGTCTGCCAAACGAACTCCTGAATGATGTCAGAATAATCTGGCATGTAATATAATACATCAACGGTGACTATGTGTTTACGTATCCATATTCCCATAACATTATTTATAAAACTTCATGTAATGACTGATAAGATTAGTCATCAAACCACTACAAAGACATTTATAAGAGTATTTCTAAAAACGACTAATCTTCGCCAAAAAAAATCAAAAAAACTGTCTGTTATTATAAATAAAAGTGTCGGTCACGAGATGTGGCGTCTCTACCGACTCTAAGGAATAAAAACAGGGAGTATCCTCAGCTATGGATATTTATTTACACAAACATCATATAGTTCCACGTCATGCAGGTGGAACAGATGAACCAGAAAATCTCGTAGAACTTACTATTCTTGACCATGCAATTGCTCACCGTGCATTATGGAAGATGTATGGTCGATGGCAGGATAAGATTGCTTGGCAGATGCTGAGTGGTCAAATTGATAACTATGAAGCACAACAAGAAGCAAGACGGTTGGCTAACTTGGGTAAAAAACTTTCCGAAGAACACAAACAAAAAATTAGTAAAAGTAAGAAGAACCCAACAAAAAAAACTCGTGAAAAAATGAGCAAATCGAAAATGGGAAATCAACACCGTGTTGGACATAAACATTCATATGAAACTAAAGAAATATGTCGACAAGCTGCGTTAAACCAGACTAATCATAATAGTGGTGGTTATACATTATCTGATGAATTTAAAGATAAATGTCGTCAAAGAATGCTGACAGATAATCCTGCCAAGAGACCTGAAGTGCGTGAAAAACTTCGTCAGGCAGCATTACGCAGAGAACAAAAAAAGAGGGGAGCCGAAGCTCCCCTCTAAGTCTAACAACTTTATTGTTATTCTTACATTAAGTTGTCGATTTTGATTAGACGATAATATATATTTTTCTTAGCGAAAGCAATCGCACCGTCTGCAGCAGTTGTAGCGAATGGGTTAGCAACCATCCCATAACGCGTCTTAAATCCGATTTTGGGTTGGAAGGTATTCTCACCAACTGCACGAACCATCTGTAGTGGAACGTATGGGCAATAGAAGAGACCGGCGTCAAATGCGCTTGAACCCTTATAACCCATTGTGGCATACTGTGAACCAGAACCACTGGCGAAGTATGGATCAACATAAACCTTGATGCGACCATTCATGACACCAGCGAAGGTGTTGCCTGTATCGTCAACGTTTAGGTTGTTGCTGAGAGCAGGTGTGTAATCTAGAACACCAGCCATCTGAAGTGCGGAAGCAACATCAGAGGAAGTGATTAGAACGTTACCCTTGCCGCGACGAGTTGCTTTGGCAATGGCGTTTGCTTCACGCTCTAGTTGGAAGATTAGACCCTTGAAGCGTTCAACACTCCAACGACCGTTGGCGTCAACGTCTAGGTCGAAGGTACCGGAAACAGCAGTGTTTTCTGTTGCACCAGCGGTAGCAGTGTAGTTGATTGTACGAACAACTTCGCGGTTGATTTCAGCAAGAATCTCAGCGGAGAGAATATTGCTGAGTTCTGTTTCAGCGTCAAGACCATGGATTGCTTTAAGGTCTTGTGCTAGTTCCATTGTGTACTCAGCTTTGAGTGCACGTGACTTAGCAGTAACAGAAACCTTCTCGATTGAGAAAGCCATTTCTGAGAAGCTGTTGTTATCGGTATCACCAAGAGCTTCAGCAGTGCTTGTTGACATACCCTGGGAAACTGTATAACCAGAACCAGAAGCACGAGCAGTTGGATCAGCACCAGCTGTTGGTACACCAGCAGAATCAACACCAGTTGAAGCAACACCACCAACAGAGTTGTTAGCAGTTGCTGAGAAGCTGGATACTGCTTCGTTGTATAGAGCTTCGTCGCCACCCTGTGTAGCGTACTGAGGACGCATCGCAAAGATGAGACCAGTTGGACCAGTCATTGGCTGGACGCC